TATCCTGATATCGTATTATATATCTCAAATGTAATATTTTTTCCTGGCAGACTATTGAAGAGCCGCGCCTGACACGCACAAAAAAGGTTCCTACCCCCGCAGTCTAGCCTGGTTGACTAGCTGCAAGGATAGGAACCTGGTTAAGTATCAGACTCCGCCTATCTATTCTGTTCTTTTAGATACCGTATCCTGTGAGTCTCAGTCTGTAACCTAGTGCTTAGCCTATTAGGTTACTTGCTACTCTGGATGAAAGCCTCCGCCATTCTGATTGCCTGCTTATACTCTCGCCTTGCCTTATTCATCAGACTGAAAGCCTGAGACTTGTTTACCTGTCCCTGGTTCGCAAGCCTAATAACTGCTTTGGCTTGTGTCCAGTTGAGTCTAGCATTCTTGAGTGTGAGGCTTATCCGCTCGCTAACTGTGTACTGTCCAGTGGTATCTACCATCTTAGGTGCAAATCTAGCGGGCTGAGTCTTTGGTTGCTTGCTAGAATCATACCATTCAGAGTTTAGATTGCCTTTGGTATTCATGGTGCTGTTAACCTCTGTGCTGTTGTGTGACATTGTTCTATAAGCTTAGCACTTCCCTGTGCTGCTGTCAAGTTTTTATTTATCCTGGCATTCCTTCATTCTGTTGATAGTTCCTGTATCAATAGCACTCTCAATGAAGTCCTCTGATAGCCTGCAAGCCTCCATCTCGCCTATCCCTGGTATCTGTGCCACTATCTTATCTATTCCCTGGAACTGCTCAATCAAGTCCTCTGGCATTCTAGCAGTTCCGCTAATCTCAAGGACTCCAGTCTTTGTATCATGGTAGACTTCAATCCCTGCATTCTCTAATTTCTTTAGGCTAAATCTCATGGTGCTGTTTCCTTTGTGCTGTTGGAGTCTGTATCGACTCTGATAGGATACTGATTAGAATACCCTATCAGAGTCGAGCACTTCCCTGTGCTCTGTAGTCTCTAGCAGGCTTAGAAGTCCTCCGCTGAACTTTCCTCTGACTGAGCCGCTGTCGTAACCTTGAGGATAATATTCTCAAAGCGTGCGCTCTGCTCATTGGAGAGGTTATCAATGTAAGGACTGAGGTAATGGTTCAGGAACTGCTGGCGAGTGTTAATCGGGCTAACGTCCAGACTAACAGGGTCGCTAAACAATTTCTTAGCCATGTCCATTGCACCTTGAGACTTATCCAAAGTCTGCAACCAGTTTGTAAAGTGTGCAATAGCCTCATGTCGGATTTTAAGATATTCTCCACCTTGGCGCTTATGTTCCTCACAAAGCTGACCAAAAGTAGCAGGGATATCTCGCGTATACTCCAGTTTGTATTGGATGTTTCCTTCTTCATCCTTACCAGACTCTACCACTTTGGTTACATTGCGAGCCTCACGCCTAACAGCGTCAAGCATTGCATCCTGTACCCATTGCAGCGACTCATTCTCATATACTGGAGTCTTATTCTTGTCCTCATCTTCTGCCCACTTATCAGGCTCCGGCAGTCTGGAGTCTGCATCATGCAGCGTAGGAAAAGGAACCTCAACTGCATCAACATCAATACGCTTATTCTTGCCATTGATATCCACAGTTGTCCTCATAATAAGACTGAGGCTATTAGCAAATGTATCATCTTTACCCATTTTAGAAGTCCTCTATAGATTAGTGGTTTGACCCTGGTCAGGAAAATCCCTAACCATTGAGGACAGTTTAGCAGAGTCCTCCAACCATGTCAAGTTTTTATTTGCGACTCGAATCCTGCTCAGTCTATTGCAGCTAGCTATAGGATAAAGCCTAGACTAGCAGGCTATCAGCAATAGACAGGAAAAGACTAATTGGATCGCATAGCCTGGAGTAATATAACGGAAAGACAAATAATCACAGGCTAGCGAGCGGGTCCGTTATCCCTGAAATCCCAAGATTCTTAGGGTATGCCTGCCTGTCCTGCCTGTCTATAGTTAATAGGATACTCCGCCTATTATGCTATAACTAGGATACCTTTAAGAGAGTAGATTTTTCAAGGTGGCACAGAATATACACATCAATCAGGCTAAATAGGATATGATAGGATAATAAGCCTAACCATGCATTATATATAGGGACAGGCTAGCGAGATAACAGGAATTAAAGGATTTCGGGACCAAAACGGCTCTAAGTCCTTGAAAAATAACGGTTTTTAGTGCTTGACAGACTTCTGGATTTATGATATTATATCCTAACTACCGGGACTCTATTTTATTTAAACCTACAGGAATAGTCTAATGAAACAGCACCAGACTAGGCTTAGTAGTCAAGATATTAAGCCTAAACATAAGCCTACACATAACGTAGTATACTGCAAGCGTAGCGGAGTTAGATTTGAGATTATAGATAACTTTGGCTTGCATTATCTTACTGATTCTAATACCGTACATCCTATATTCTTAGATAAGACTAGTTTAAGAGCTTTGCTTAAATTAGAATATGCTAAGGCTAGGAAAACACCAGAGCGTCTATTTGATGCAGACTGGCAAGATATCAGCTTAGGAAAAGAACAAGAGTATCAATATAAAGCTGAGGACCAGATACTATCTAAGTCTTTTATAGCTGGCGTAGTATTAGCTTGGCTTGCAGAGTTAGATTTAGTAGTCTGTAAAGAATTGAATGGTCGTAAGATGCATGAGCTTAATCTAGCTTTATGCAAGCATAAGCCTAGAGCTAACCTTATCTGGATGGCTAGGCGACTCCTAGTATTCCCTGCTACTGGCGCATTGCGTATTAATCTTGATACTGTCTATTCAGAATATAAAGGCTGGCAACATGAGACTAAGCAATGGTCTAGTGCTATCAGTTCTTATATTGAAGCAATGCTAGAAGATGAAGAAGAAAGATTACCTAAGCTTAAATCCCACAAGCGTACTAGTATAGCAGTCTATGATTCTCATCTTCCACCTAAGACTAATAGATTAAAGAACATAGATAAACCTCTTAATGGTAAAAGAGTCAATAGTGTATTAGGCTCTGCTATTAAGATACTAGGTACGCTTAAAAAAGCTAATGTGATAGATAAGCGTAAGCAGTCACAGATTCATACAGCTATAATGACCTGGCCTGAGCTTTCAGATAATGGTCTAGAAAGATTAGGTGACAGACTGCAAGAGCTTAGCGATGAGACTAGCCTATCATCTGATGAGCAGCAGATTCTATTTAAGGTAGGATTAGCTTTCAGTACAGGTGAAATTAAGATGGTAGGTAATGCAGCATTATATACCCTAGGAGAGACTTTCCTAGGAGAAGTAGTAGAAAAATATCAGCCCGAACAGGAACTTAGCCTAGTCGAAAGATTAAAAGCTAAGGTTAAAGAACATGAATCTAACAGATAAGCTTAAAGCTAAATCTAATGCTTTCAAGGAGCAGGCTGTACCTCAGTCTATTGGTCCCGGAATACCACAGACTATTCCAGAGGAACAGCCTGCTCCACCTTCTGATAAAATAGCCGCAATACAGGCTAATCTAGCCATTATTAATAAGCTACAAAGACAAGCTAATAAGGCTAGAGCATCTGTTATGGGAGTCTCAACGGATACTAGTGTATCAGATACGCAATCTGTCCTAGGAGGCGAGCGTGTTGATACTGCTGTTGAGGCTCCCACTCCTATTAATGATAAGCCTATGTCTATTGCTGATAGAATTAGAGCCAAAGCAGAAGCAGCAGAAGCTGAATCTGAGGCTGAGAATACTATCATAGAGTCAGCTATTGTAAAGTATATTGAGAATCAAGATACTCCAGCAGATATGATAGCTAGAGTAAAATCTGCTGAGGTAGAGATAGATTCTGCCTTTGAGCCAGAAGATGAAGGACCAGAAACCTTTGGCTTAGACTTATTAGATGTGTATGGTAATCCTATTACACTTAATGATAAGCAGGCACAAGGAGTAGACTTTGCTATCAGTGGACAGAACTATGTATTAACAGGAGAAGCAGGCACAGGTAAATCTACAGCGATTAAAGCTGTATGTAAGAGTCTGCTACGTCATCATGAAGATAAGTGGCATACTACAGATTATAGAGCTATGGATAGAAGTGGCTCTAGAGTATCTGGTCCTAGTATTGCTATTGTATCTTATACTAGAAAGGCTGTAGCTAATGTACAGCGTATTATCTCTACAGACTTTGAACTATCAGCAGAGATGGAGTCTTGCTTTCAGACTATCCATAACTTGCTAGAATATTCACCACAGATAGTCTGGTCTGAGATACAAGAGCGTGAGGTACAGATGTTTAAGCCTCAGCGCGGAGAATGGAACCCGTTAGATATTACTCATCTTATAATAGAAGAAGCTAGTATGCTAGGATTAGACTTATGGGCAGAACTTAAAGCTGCTCTTAATCCTGGCGTACAGATAATCTATGTGGGTGATATTAATCAGCTTCCACCAGTATTTGGTAAGAGTGTAATGTCTTATGCTCTTACTAAGCTACCTATTGTGCATTTAGATGTAGTGTATAGACAGGCTTTAGATAATCCTATTATTGAAGCAGCACATAATGTATTGCATGGTAGAGAGATTAGAGAACATAAGCCTGCCTTTAAATGGTTACAAGGTAAGAAGAAAGTAGTTCAGCCTCAAGAGACTATGGCTAGAGCTATGGGTGTATTATTCCAGAATGGATTAGAGAACAAGGATAGGATAATCAGATGGAGAGCAGAAAGAGAAGCTTGGGATAAGCTTAATGCATTAGAAAGGCAAGGCAAAGAATCTCCTAAGACTTATGCTGAGATAGAAGCATTAGAACGGGAGCATATAGCTTATGACCCAGAGCAAGATATTGTTCTTATACCTTTTAATAAGAATGCAATGGGTACTAAAGCTATCAATTACAGGATAGCTCAGCATCTAGGAGAACAGCGTGGAGCTGAGGTATTTGAAATAGTATCTGGCTTTGAAAAGCATTATCTTGCTGTAGGTGATAAGGTATTCTGTCATAAGATGGAAGGCACTATCATTAGAATTGTAGCTAATATGAGCTATATGGGCAGGAAAGCTATGAAGCCTAGTAGAGATTTATCCAGGTTTGGATTCTATACAGGCAAGAAAGCTGAGGATGCTGCTGCTGTTCTTAATGGTAGTGATGATTTTGATTACAGCCATTTAGATGTAGATGTATTAGCTACTATAGAAGAGAATGAAGAGAGAAGCCAAGCTAGTAGCCACCTTGTAGATGTAGAATTAGAGACAGGACAGATTATAACCTTAACTTCATCTGGAGACTTTAACGGCCAGATATTCCAGCTAGGATATGCTCTGTCTGTGCATAAGAGTCAAGGTTCAGAATGGCGACGGGTATTTCTACTGTTCCATAAGGCTCACGCTACTATGCTTAGTAGAGAATTACTATATACGGCTATGACCAGAGCAAGAGAAGAGCTTGTGGTTGTATCTAGGCCAGAACTGATTAATAAAGCTATTAAGAGTCCTAGAATTAAAGGCAATAGTTTAGCAGAGAAGATAGAATACTTTAACAGTGGTTATCTTGATGAGGATATAGAGGTTACAGTATGAAAGTAGAACAGCTTGTTAGACCAGGACATCCAGAGGATGAAACAGAATATCACTTTACTTTGGATAATCATCAGCTTAGGATATTACATGCAATCTTACTGTTTTCTATGGAAGAAGAGAGTAAAGGAACTAGAAAGATACAGATTAATCCTACTCTACCAGCGGTGGAATGTTTACAGGATATAGGGGATATAGTAGAAAGTAATACTGATAACTACTTCAAAGCTTTAGACAGAGGACCAGAGCATTGAGCAAGAAGTTTAACCCTGATTTAATAGACTTTGAATATGACCTTATGCCTAATGAAAGCATGGAATGGCACACATTAGAGCCTGAACAGAACAAGGATATTAACGACACATTAAAGCAATCGTTTAGAGATAACTATCCTATGGCTATAAGATTCTATAAGATACTTACAAAAGGAGACAGTGCTAAATACCATCAAGGACATATGATAAGACTAAACAGAGATTATCTTAATCGTATATTAGAAACCGGAGTATTAAAATGACAGCAGCAAAGAAACCTACAACTAAGCGTAAGGTATCTAAGAAGAAAGCAGGAACAGCACGAGTTAAAATGACTATTTCAGTACCAGGTTATCTAAAGGAACAGATGGATAGTGTTACAGAGGATGTTAACTGGTCAGCAGAAGCCTGTCATGGCTTTAGGATGAAGCTAGGAGAATTAGGCTATCCAGAACTATTAGGCCCAAAGAAAAGAAAGACTGGACCGTTAGTAGAACGTAAAGTTAAAGCTAGGGAACGCAAGCATAAACATGGAGTAGAACGTAGAGATATAACTAAGTCAGCTATTAAGGTATTAGCTGCTGGTATGCGAACAGTCTTTGATATTAATAAATCTGGATTGTATGCATTAAGAGTAATGAACAGTAAACGTGGCGTACCTGCATTTGTAGCACAGCAGGAAGCTAATGATATAGTAGAAGAGATATTATATCAGTATGACCGTCTAGTAAAGATTCTAAATGTCAATGTCGGAAAATAAAATAGAAGCTACGGTATATTGCCGACACTACTTCTGTAGATGCCTGAGAGCTTCAGAGTTACTAGCTATGGAGATGCTACAGGAAGCTATAGAAGTGCATTATAAACAGGTTAGATGTAGACAGAAAGATGACAGAAAAGACACAAGACCTGACTAAGTATTATCTTGTTGAGGCTATTAAAGAAGCCGATAGACAAGTTAAAACTACTACAGGTAAAGGTATACTGGCTTGCTGGCCTCCTAGGGCACAGACCACAGTATTACGTCGTATACTGATTAGGTTTATAGAAGGACCGAATCCTTATCATGAATGAAACTATAGACCTTAATAATCCTCAGCCACCTAGACAGCATTATCTTATTTATACTAATACTGCTTATTATATGGTATTAGCTACGGAAGATGAAGTATGGGAGCGGCAGCAAAAGTATATACAAGAGAAGATGAAAGAAGGAGCAAGGATAAATCAGATAAGCTTTGTATATATACCTGTCCGTTATACATTGTTAGCAGGGGTAAAGTAATGTATTATCGGAAATTAACTAACTATAAGTATCAGACACAGCAGCATATGAGCTGCAAGTTTCCTAAAGATTTGTTTGTTAATCTACCGCAAGGTGGTAGAATATGTACAGAGCATGAGTATGTATGTCTAGAATTAGGCTTGCGTACTATGCAGATAAAGAAAGGATACTGCTGGGATGGGCCAAGTGGTCCTACTATTGACACAGATAACTTTATGCGTGGCAGTTTATTCCATGATGGATGGTATCAGCTTATGCGTGAGTATGGTAGCTTTTACTTCCAGTGGCGTGATGATGCTGACCAGCTACTAAGACGTATGTGTATAGAAGATGGTATGTCTAGCCTACGAGCACGCTGGGTATACTGGGGCGTTAAAACCTTTGGACGGAGAGCAGCATCATAATGAATGCACAGGAATTAGTAGAGAAGCTAGTGAAACTTATCAGTGAAGGATACATTGACCCTCATTCTGATATCATACGCTTTGATGATGAAACGGATGAGTATTATAAGCTACGGGATATAACCTATGTTAAGGATAGGATATATCTTGAGCTAGACTTGGACAGCTAATGCATGAGCCTGACTATCTAAAGTATCTAGATGTATTTAAATATTTTAAACTTCCTATGGTTCTAGGCTGTTTAATCTGGATACTAATAGCAGCATTATTTGTGATAGTGGTTTGGTTAATATGAGATTATATACTTTAGCTCATGCTACATTCTTTGAAGCATGTATAGCTGGTCATCCAAGAGCATTCTTAAACTGGTTAGCTGAACAGATACCAGAACCAGAACCTATGAAGAAAGAATCTCTTGAATGGCTAATGCTACGCTCTAAAGCAATGCCAGAAGTTCTGCCTGATTATTGTTATGGATGTAAGATACGCTTAGGTGAAATCCCTGGCGGCAATATCAGGCTAGTATGTCCTAACTGTGTCAAGGAAGATAAGCCAGAAGCTGACAGTGAAATGAATTGGTTTCTAGATATGCAGATTATACTGCTAGATATGAATCCTCATGTTTATTTTCCTGAGCTGCTAGACTATCTCTTAGCAGTACACGCATTATGGATAGCTACGGAGAAGCATAAGTTAGGCGAGATTACCTGGAAGAACCAGGAGTCTAAGCCTGCAATCAATTTAATTGATAAACTAAAGGCTCAAAGCTATGCAGCAAAGCGAAATTGAAGAGTATAGCTTGAAAGACTTGTGGAATTTCCTGGTTGAAAAGGAAGATATAACTATCACAGTGGATATACACAAGGTAGATTATATCAGGAAAGGATTAGCTAAGATAAAGCACAGAGAAAAGGAAAAGATAGGAGAATTTGCAGATGATTCTGTTAAGTTCAATACCTATCCTATCCCACAGACCTCTGAAGAGAAGGAAGATGGTAAGATCCGTCTTAGGCTAGTGCTTAGAACACAGGAAGGATTCAATGTCCATAAGATTCAAGTTAATGATGTTGACGACTTGTCTGATACTGGTTAGTCCAGTACAGGCTACATTATGTCCAGATGGTAGTCCAGTAACAGGGACTAGAGACTGTCACGGTAGATTATATCAGCCTCATAATCCTCGTGTCTGGCTACCTAACTATGCATATCCTGCTAGTCCAGCAGCAGTATGTACTAGAAACGGAGACTGTTATGCCAGGAATAGAAGACCTTATATTATTCGACAGCCACACGGGTACAAACCAGGAATTCGACCCAGAGTCTTTCAAAGAAGGTATTTCAAACCTCAAGGACAAATTAGATACTGAAGCACCACATGAGGCGGTTAAGTCTATCTTACTTAGGCTTAAAGAATCGCTGCATCAGTATCCTCAGATAGTCCATGAGCTATTACCGGAAGATATAGGACAGATGACTAGAGCTATTAAACATATTTCTGATATAGTTCTTATTAAAGATAAGACTAAACAGAATAAGAAGGTAGCTCGTAAGCAAATGACTAGAGAACAGTTAGTAGACGCTATACATAATCCACCGGAGGATTTCTAATGGCTATGCATGACCCTAGGGAAAATGAAATAGATCCTGAAACTATGGAAGAGATAAAATTTGATAGTAAAGAAGAACTAGAAGAAATGTGTAAGGATTATGCAAAGACTTTTAAGGAACGATATGCTATACAATCTGGAGCAGGTGGAACCTGGACTGTTATCCGTAGAGTAAATAAAAGCTGTCCTGATTATCCAGAAGAGGATACACCTTTTGAAGAATTTTATAGCAGCGTCTGCATTTGTGCCACGCCTACTATGGCTGTTGCAATAGCAGAAGCTTTAGAGAAAGAGCATCCAAGCGGAGATATAGCATGAGCAGAAAAGATTATGTTTGTTGTATAGTTTTGTTAGCAGTAGTTGAAATACTTGGCGACTATAAGGTAACAGATAAGTTACATGAGATACGTTTAGCTTTAAAGGAAGCGTTACAGGAAAGTAAAGAAGATGCATCTGAGGGATAAACTAGGACTGAATGTACAGCAAGAACCGGGGCCAGGAGAACGCCCACGGTTTAGGCTATCTCATTCTGCCTTAGATATATTTAATAGATGCGAGCGTAAGTATCAGCTTATATGTTGGATACCACAGGAACCTGAGTTAGCTATAGAGAATGTAGACTTATCCTTTGGTAAAGGAGTAGGCGCAGGCTTTCAAAAGTATATGGAGACAGGAGATTTAGATGAAGCTCTGTTTACTACCTTGCTAGCTTATCATCCTTACATAGAGCATCCTGATACTAAACAGAATAGGAAATATCTAGAGCGTGCCTTCTTTGCAGTAGAAGCTTTAGCTAATAAGTGGGATACGTTACCGTATGAACTGATGTACTTTAATGGAAAGCCAGCAGTTGAGCTAACTTTTAAAGTAATCTTAAATGACTATGGCGATTATTATTGTGGTCATATGGATGCTGCTGTCTGGAATCAAGATAAGAATCTTCCAGGTGTAGTAGAAGTTAAGACTACAGGAATGAACCGTGACGATCTTACGCCTCTGTATAAATATAGTCCTCAAGCATTAGGTTATTCTATGATACTAGATGTTATCAAAGATGATTTGCCTAATAACTTCGAGACAGTGTATACGGTAGCGCATCTTATAAGAGGAAACGAATGGCCTGATGCCAAGGTTATTCCTTTTAATAAGACTAAACTTGATAGATTAAACTGGCTCATGGCACTCATGGGCGACCTTAATACTATGATAAAGTGCTGGGAAAATAATTTCTGGCCTCAAAGATTTCAAGAATGTTTAGCATATAATAGAGCGTGTCAGTATATAGATACTTGTAATTTAGCTAGTTGGAATGATGCACAAGAGACAGTACCAGAAGAGTTTGGTTTAGATTATAATGCCGGTAAAGAATGGCAGTTTGAATTTAACCTGGATGAAGTATATGAAAAGGCAACCTAATGAACCTAGCAGAGATTAAAGCGCGGAGAGAAGCTGAACAGACCCGAATGCGTGGCAGCACTGTACTAGTCTGGGGTCCACCTAGAACTGGTAAGACACGCTGGGTATCTTCTATAGCTAAAGCTCCACAAATTAATAAAATTTTTTTCTGGGATACAGAGAATGGCTTTGAAAGTATTATACACGCGACTAATCCAGACGGCACCCCTTATTTATCTGAAGCGGAGCTTACTAAGATTAACCTTATACCTATCCTCGATACTCCTAGTAGGCCACTGGCAGCAGAGACTTTGCTCAAAGCATTCTCCAGTACCAGCAGGACGTTATACATTAACTCAGCTGATGGTAAAGTCAGAGCCAAAGGACAAGAGGATGATAATGACGTGTGTCTTAGTCCAGAAGATTGGGGACCAGATACCGCCCACGTAATAGATACTATAGGACAGCTAGGAATTAGTGTGCTTAATTTAGCCAAGCTAGAGATGGGTGAAGTTAAAGACCAGCGTAGATGGTATCAGTTTGCTACACAGCATTTAAATAATTTCTTTACAATGATACAAGCTAGTAATGCGTTTATTATATGTGTGACTCATGTATTAACGGATGAAGTAGTATTAGCCCGTGATAAATCGGGCAATCCAACAAATACCCGTGACGACTATTATCCTATGTGTATGAGTAAGAACTATTCCATGAATGTAAGCAAATATTTCGGTTCAGTTATATATAAGTTCATTGATGGATTCTCTTTCGCGCACGTTAGTACACCTACTAAGAAGCGTGGAATACAGGCAGGTACGCGAACGGGAGTAGATATATCTAACCTCCCTGATGCTACACTACCTGAGTTGTTAAAGCTAGTAGAGTTAGCACAAGCTAAACCAGAAGTTAATCCGCTATTGAAAGGTAAAAGTTAATGCAAGACCAAACTCAAGATACTTTGCTAGATATGGACGACCTTGATTCTCTTACCCTTGATGGGATAGAAGAAGCACCGGAGTTCATGACCCCTCCCAGTGGAAGATATAACCTTGGCATTAATAAAGCTGAGGTATTTAAAAGAGAATCTGAGGATGGGGATACGCAAGCTATCCGCCTTATTTACTTCACCAGAGAGACTATTGAATTGAATAGTCAGGATGAGGACAAGGTTCCTGATGGTTCCTTATTCTCTGAAACCTTTGGTATCCCTGACGGGTTGAAGTATTTTAAAACTCGTATGATAAAGGTGCTTGGCGACAAAGTAGATGGCATTAAGATTAAAGATATGCTAGATGCTTTGCCTCAAGTATTCGGGGAGAATGGAGATAAGATGATAGCAGCTACGCTAAAGAAAACTGTCTCTAAGAAAGATGGTAACGAGTATGAGAATGTTCGTTTCCAAAAGACTGAGGTAGTTGACAGAGGCTAGCGTATTGGTCAGAGCTTACCAATCCTAACAGACTTCGGTGCTGTTGTCCTGTTAGGGAAAGCTCGGGTGGGTGGGCAGTTTATCTTTCGGTTCCCTTCCGAGGATATTCGGGTTTTATTAAAAAAAATTTTGGAGAGTCTAATGCCTAAACGTAAAGTATATTGTAGCGTAGATGGTTGCTTCAGTGAGCGTAAGTATGTAGAGAGTGGGTTATGTGCAGCTTGTTATGCAGGTATGTACTATTGGAAAGATAAGACTCCTACACAGGTAATCAATAGAGTTAAGCAGCTTGCTAGATTAAGTAGCAGGATGGATTCTCTTATGCCTACAGTTCGCCACATTAGGAGGCGACGGAGAGCCTAATGAAAGATAAACCACAGGGTAGTAATATTATCCTTGACCTTAGTATAAAGAATGCTCTTGAGAAGAGAGCACAGATGAATCCTAAACAGGATGTTATTCTGCCCTGGTGGTTTAAACGCCACACTCATATAGAATATGGTAAAGAAGCTATGGAAGCCTTCGCCTTTATAATGCGCTGGCTTCAGGATAATGCACCAGAAGAAGCTGAGAATGTATACGATGAATCAGACATGACACAGAATATCATTATCAATCCTATGTATGTAATAGAGGATGATATACTTCAAGCTTTTGTTGATGCAGGTTTTCGTGTGATGGAAGAGAAAGATATTCCAGGACAAGAAAAGACTGACATCTATGACAGACTAAAGCACGGGAGTAACTTCAGTGACAAATGGCACTAAGTGGAACCCGCTAGCTATGCAAGCAGAATTCTGTAAGGCTATGGATATTCCTTTGGCTAATAGACCAGAGGTTAAACAGGAAGATTATCTTTATCTTGGTCGTGCTCTTATCATGGAAGAGTTTAAGGAAGTAATGATAGAGTATGATAGGATAGAAGAGACTACCTTACACTGGATAGGCGAGACTGAAAGAGAACAGTTACGCCACCAGTTCTTACAGAATCTATGTGCAGAGCTAGCAGATTTAATATATGTTATATGTCAGGCTGCTAACATGCATGGCCTACCGTTAATCCAGTTCTATGATGCTATCCATGCTGCTAACATGCAGAAGATAGATCCAGCAACAGGCAAAGTAAATAGAAGAGAAGATGGTAAAGTGTTAAAGCCTGTTGGTTGGAAAGCTCCACCTCTTACGGAGATATATGATAAAGCTCTCCGTGGATTCTATGATGACACAGCAACCGAACCGGCTGGTGAGTAGATTGCAGAAGCAGACATATAAGCAGCAAGATTTATACTCCATAGCGGACCTAGAGCTGGAGCTAGCCCAGAGATTCTGCCCTAGTTGTCCTATTGCAAAGTGGAGATATATGGCTGCTCTTAGAGGCCACACCATGTACACAGGATATAAGTGGGTAGGTAAAGAGAAAACCTCCTACTGTATATGGATGTACCCGCCAGAGACTAAGGTTTCTGAGAGAGCAGATAAACACATTGTAGCTGAGGCTCCTTCATTAGATGACCTGTGTAATTGCAGGTTTAACAGAGCTGGATTTAAAGTTAGATGAAACTTCTATTCAACTGTACTAAAGAAGATAAAGCACATAAAGGAGAGCTGGCTCATCTATTAGGAGAGAGCAACTCAGCCATTATTTCGAGTAAAGAATATGACCAATCAGCATTACTCTCAACTGCGGCAATGCCTCAAGTTGGGGCCGAAGCCATACTGTGTAACAATCCTAGCACGCTCAAGAACCTCGTACCTGGTGCAGCTAATCCATCCGACTGGCGCGGTTCTATACTTCGATATAGCATACCTGTTCTATGTATATCCCCCCTATCTCATTTACATTCTGTTGCACATGGCGAGTGGTTACTTAAACAAGATCTTAGCAAGCTATCCTGTATTAACAAGCCAGCGCATAAGCTGGATTATACCGTCATTGAGTCTGCAAAGAGTCTTGAAGCGCATTTTAATTTACTTAGACAGCAAGCCTTATTCCTTGTTATCGACATTGAAACCAGCAAGAAGAACTTAATAACTTGTATAGGCTTTACCTTCTTTGATAACAATGGATTCCATAATTTTATTGTACCCTTTAGGATAGGCTATTGGAGAGATGAATATGAATTTGAAAGGGTCGTATCGTTCCTACGCGAATATCTTAGTACCACAGATATGCCTAAGTGTTTCCATAACGGCGCTTATGATAACTACTATTTACTCAGGTATGGAATTGCAGTACGTAACTATATCCTCGATACTGAGTATCTGTGGTATTGCTGGTTTACTGAGCTTCCTAAATCTCTTGCTTTTGTTAGTTCAGTTCTACTCCATGATACATATTATTGGAAAGAGGAATCGGAAGGTGATGAATTTAATCTATGGAAATACTGCGCTAAGGACTGCTGGTATACAGCGCGAATCCTCTTGGCAATTATCAGACATATCCCTGAATGGGCATTAGTTAATTACTCAAAGAAATTTCCAGAAGTCTTTTCTGCTATTAATGTAAAGTTCTTTGGCTTCCTGGTGGACGAGGATATTCATCGTGGTTTATTATCAGAAGCTGAAGCAACTGTGGATAAGGTTAAGCGTGACCTTACTACTATGGCAGACGAAGAGGCGTTTAATCCGGGCTCGTGGCAACAGGTTAGTAAACTGCTCTACGATATCCTTGGAGCTAGTAAACCTTCTAGAAGAAGAGGAAAGAGTAAGGCAGGGACAGACGAAACAACTCTTAAAAAGATATCTCTCCAGCACCCACTTATCGAACGGTTCGTGGATAATATACTCTTATACAGACAAGAAGTAAAAGCTATAGGCACTTATTATAAGGCACCTTTATATCATGACCGTCTTAAATTTGCACAGAACATTGATGGAACTGATACTGGTAGGCATTCTTCTAACAAGCTACCTATGTACATTCCTAATCCTAGTGGTCTTAAAAAAGATGAGGCTAACTACGGGACTAACTTACAGAACCAGCCGCCATACATGAAGAAATGTCTGATGGCAGACCCAGGATTTAGGCTAGGAGAAGTAGATAAGAGTCAATCAGAAGCTAGGTGTACTGCTTATTTAAGCCAAGACCTAGATCTTATTCGCGCACTGGAAGATGATGAGGATTTCTATTGTTATACTGCGTTCTTATTCTTTGGTGTTAAGATAGATAAGGACCATCCACTACGACAGTTGACTAAGAAGATAATCCACGGTACTAACTATATGATGGGCGTCGATACTTTTATAGATGAAGTAGGTATCAAAGCTATAAGAGAAGCGATGGTATTGTTAGGAAAACAGCGTATGCCTATCAAAGAGTTCGTGGCTTATCTTCTTGGCCTCTATCACAAGGCATATAAACGTGTGCCTAAGTGGTGGGATTCTACTAAGCTTGATATAATTAAATGGCATAAAATAACTACTCCGGATGGATGGACCAGACTGTTCTTCGGAGATCCTAGGAAGGACCATAAAATTCTGCGTAATGCCGTAGCCCATCAGCCACAACATCTATCAGTAGCAGGTATTAATAAGTCCATGTGGGATTTACTACACCTACAGATGGATAGCAATGGCGATTATATAATGATGGCGCAAATACACGATAGTATAGTTTTTGAAGCTAAGGAAGAAAAGTTTGATTATTATATGGAACAGACTATGAATATTATGCAGAGTGTAGATGTTGTACATGGTAGAACTATGGTTATTCCTTTAGAAGCTGAGCATGGTATACATTGGAAGCCTATGCAAGAATGGAGTTTACATGGTAGAGTGGTTTAATGAAGTCGTCTGGTACTGGATATTTGTACTAACCTTATTGTTCACACTAGGTAACTGGACTAAGATTAGTGGGCACCTGCTAATGTTGGGCCTAAGTGTTGCAGTATTCTTCGGGATAATTCTGCTGTTTGCAGGTGTACAACCGAGGGTTATAGGATGACGATCTTTCTAAAGATTAAACTAGCAATGAGAGCCTTAGCTATGGTTCCAGCAGTTTATAGAGCTGTAGAACCCCATGTTAAAGCAAGCGTAGCCATGCGTAGAGCAGCTGAAGTTATGAATAAAGCGGCTGACCTAGAAGAAGAACTGGAGAAAGAAGGTGAGAATAACTAGAGTAGCTGATGGTCCTTATGGAACCTACGGTGTAATACATGATTTGGATGATGTACCATTTGCAGTTACACTAGAAAATCCTTGGAAGGATAACGAACCTTTCATCTCTTGTATTCCGAGTGGTCAGTATCAATGTAAACCTGTGCAATCTCCTAGTCATGGAGATACATGGGAAGTGCTCAATGTAACAGGACGCACACATATCCTATTCCACATAGGAAATACTGAAGCTAATACCAGAGGCTGTATTCTGTTAGGACAGCGGTATGGTAGATTAAACGGAGTACCAGCTATATTAAGTTCCACGCCAGCATTCAATGAGTTCAAAGATATGCTGCATGGAATTAATAGCTTAACGCTTACCATTGAGTGGTGAGTCAGGATTTCTTTGACCTCTATTTTTCTTATGTAGGAAAGACTGAGTGTCCTAGGATATTCCACAGGTGGACTGCTATCTCCTGTGTGGCGGCCTTATTAGGTCGTGATGTTAATTTACCGTTTGGACACAGTAACATATATCCTAACCTGTATGTTATACTGATGGGCCAGCCTGGAACACGCAAGTCAACAGCTATTAAGATAGGACAGAAGTTGATTACAAGTATAGGATACGATCATTTCTCTGCTGATAGGACAAGCAAAGAAGCTCTATGGTTAGATATGACCCAGGAGCAAGAGCGTAACTATGATGATGCAGACTTGGAGGACTTACGTCCTTATACTCCTACAGAGTTATATATAGTAGCGGATGAATTTAATGATTTCATGGGCATTAGAAATGAGGAGTTTCAGACTGCTCTCACAAAGATGTGGGATTGTCCGGGAGAGTATAAGACTCGTGCCAAGGCGAGCAGCAACGCTAGTATATACAAACCTACTATTAACATCCTTGGCGGCAATACTCCTAGCGGGTTATCTAAAGGTTTCGGACCAGAGGCTATTAACGGTGGCTTCTTTAGTCGTATTATGTTTGTGCATAGTGAACCTACTGACGTCCGTATTCCTTTTCCTGCTGTACCTAATCAAAGCACGGAGGATAATCTTAAACAGTCGATTAGAGATATAAGAGATTCTACTACTGGTAAAATGAATGTCACCTCTGGCGCCCGTCACGCGCTGACCTCAATGTATACAGGGTTCCCAGGATTAGCAGATAATAGATTCCAATACTATGGGACCAGGCGGCATACCAATCTCCTAAAGCTATGCATCATATATGCAACCATGCGTCACAGTATGGATATAGAAGAGGAAGATTGTATAGCAGCCAATACCCTGTTACATACAACTGAACTACAAATGCCACAAGCATTCGGAGAGTTTGGACTAGGAAAGAATGCAGAGGTATCCAATGTAGTAATGGAGCTGATAAAGAAATCAGTTAAATCAGGCAAACCAATAACTGCACAGCAGATATGGAAGGTAGTACATAGAGATCTTAATGATATGAAGGATCTTAATACAATACTACGAGGCTTAATGGAAGCAGATAAGGTTAGTGTAGTTACTAAAGGAATGGCTAAAGGATTTCTTCCTCAGCAGATACACGATGTTAAGTGGGCTAATGGTCTTATAGACTATATGTTCTTAACTCCAGAAGAGAGGATAGGTGACAAATGAAATGTGTAACAGGCTTATTGCTTACACTGTTACTTGGCACAGCTTTGGCGGCTGATGTCACAATAGATGCGGATGGCGATCCTAATGCTACGAGCTATAGAATCTATAAGAGGGCAGTAGTAGATCCTGCTTGGATAGATTTTATAGATGTACCAGCATTCCCTGCTATATATCCTAATGTAAGTGATTCAGGAATAACTATGTTTAAAGCCTGTTCTATCAATGCTGTTGCTGTAGAGTTTTGCAGAGATGAAGCAGGCGCATGGTATGATGCAGATTCTATTCCACTTACAATGCAGGGAGTAAGGATTCCATGAATAGGAGTGCTACCTGTACTATAACCTGTACCTTTAAAGGCCGAACAGCAAAGGCTATTAAGGTTCATGTTAAGAATGAAGGTAAGTTCTTTTGGCTACCTATATCTCAGATACCTAATATGTATTTATCAGGTGAGGAAGAATCAGGAGCTGAGACAAGCGTAGATCAAATGACACCAGAAGAGGAATACCTGGTTAGGATTCCCCTCTGGTTAGCCTGTAAGTTATTACAATGTGATGATGTGGAGGAATTAAGAGACCTGGAACTAAGCTACTTAGAGATAGATTAAGGAGTCCTCTAGGCACAGGGATGTGCCATCTTAATTATTATAAGATCGTAGAATATCAGATATCTCTCTTCTCTGTCTAAACTCATCAGCTAATCTTAATGCTACACTCTTATTAGCTTGTAGATAAGCATCATTAAGAACTGACTTCCAACCTTTTGCTGTACCCCCATTATCAATATAGTTCTGGAATACAGGTCCAAGGTCTGTGTTCATCCCGCTAGCTACCATACTACGCAAGCCTCGAACAGCTACCTTCCTATTCTCCTGGTCCTTACCATCATAATATCTAGCTGTGAAGTTTAGGTTTCTAGCTACTTGTTCCTGTAACGGACGCACAGCCATTACTCTAGCAAAGGTAGCCCAATTAGCAGCTAGCTCTGACTCAGCATCTATAATTCTACCTGCTCTGTCTAAGCTGTGTCCTGTTACAAGCTCTGCCATACGAGCACCAGGTCGCCACATAGACTGCAAACTAATCCCTTCAGCGATAGCTCTACCTGCATCTATAGGAGAGCCTCCTGCTGCTAATGCATTACCTACCTGAGTACCAGTATCCCATGTAAAATCCCATAGCTGTTTCATTGTATTAACTAAGGGCGGAGCTGCTGTAATCTGTCCCTCTGTGAGTGGAGCAAAGATATTAATAGGTGGTCTAGGAGCTAGCTCACCACGAGTATAGAAGGCAGATTGAAATAACGTAGAAGGTAATCCATACAGCATATATTCTGCCATGCTGCGGCTATTATCCTCAGCATCACCAAACACTTCATAGGCAGTAGTTACTATATCAGAGTTATCATCGTTAGTGTATGCACCAATAGCACGATTAATAGGTGAGAACAGAGGCAAGGATTGGATACCAAACATACCTGACTGTGCGCTTACAAGATTACGCAAAGCTCTAAACTCTCCTTTCTCTAAGAACTTAAATGTCTGCTGAAACATAGATAGCATAAAGGTTTGATACAATCCAAACGTAGCACCAAGCGCACCCTGGAACATAGTAGGCCGCTGCCTAGCTGTATAGTTTCCCATAGTACGATTAGTAAATTGATTAGCAAAAGTCTCTAACATCTCAGGCGCAGCATTCTCTCCCATTTTACTAATGGCTAACTTATATCCTGTGAGATATGATACCTGTCTAGCTAGTTTCTCTGCTGCATCTGATGGCATAGTTAATAGCTGGAAGAGTTTATTCTCTTCTATCTTAGACAGAGCACCAGGGTTAACCATGTTAGCATTAATAGCATTGGTGACAGTCTCTGCTATTCTTCCTTTGCTGTATCCTTTATCTGCTCCTATCTTTCTAATCTTCTTCCATTTGTCTGACTGGTCAAATAAAGCTTTGACTCCTTCCATCATATAACGGAGTCCATAATCTCTTTGGCCTAACTCTGCTCCTATAACAACAGGGATACTCATGGTAGTAATAACACCATGCGCCATTTCCCATAGCCGTAAATTAAAAGTTGCCATTAAGCTATTAGTTCTAGCAATTACATTCTTAGCATCAGTCCTTTGCCACTTAGGATTATCTGTAACAAAATCTTCCCAACCTTTCCACGGATTAGGAATACCAGCTTCTTCTAGTTTCTCGCTAAGTTCTATATGGTTAGCTTTAGATAAATCTCCCTTTGTAGTTTTCCATACATCATCCCAGATATTATTAAGTTTATCTCCAGCTGTCTCAATCATCCAGCTATACTGATTGTTAACAGTGTTAAGTAGATGAGAATCAGTAATAAGATTCTGACCTAACAGAGTCTTAGCTATTACTTCAGATGTAGATATCTGCTTGCTAGCCTTCTGACTAAACGTACCAGCATTAGAAACCTGTGGCGATTTATGGAACTTAGTATATCTATCTAGATTATCAAATAATTCAGCACCAGCTATCCTCATATACTGACGACCATTCTTCCATATCTCACCAGATATTCCTTGCAGTATTCTAGCCATGACTCTTTCATCAGCAGGAGTAGCTTCCTGAATAATACCAGATCTTTTTAAGCTAGAGTCTGCACGCTCTAAATCATTAAGCTGAGCATAGGATGTAATCTTATTCCAATCATCTACTTCTGCTCTCCGAATTATCTGAAGATCAGGATCTATCTCTGTTCTAATCTTAGCTATCTGGCTTTCTAAATCTCCTGTACTAGTACCTACAATCATACGAGCTTTAGCTACATTCTTACCATCAAAGATATAAGCAATGTTAGACTCTTGAAGATTATAAAATGGATGCCATATACCTAAAGGAGTAGGTGAAGGATTACCTACCATTTTATGATTGACCTCTTTCATACTATATAACAAGTCTTGAATAGGAGGCCATACGTTTTCAAAATGATTAGCTAAAGCTGCATTCTTTACTTCAATAGCATCATCAGTAAACTTACCTTCTCTAACATAATTTAAAGCTGAGGTAATAGCACCAGTTTCTTTATCTCTACCTATAACAAACTGTCCAGACTCAGGATCAAACTGTATCTTACGCTGATCTTTAAACGGTAATCTAAGTAACGCCTTATCAATATCTCCAAACTGAACTAAGGCTACTGGATCTTGTCTTATAGCATCAAAGGAAGCATGGACAGCCTCACCAGTTTCTTTGGTTAGCCGTGTCATAACCCTATCAAAATCCTCACCTTGCTGAGTAATGATATCTCCTAAAGGTCCTACATCCTGTTCATTTAATTTACGTAGAGCAAAGTCTCTACTATTAACAGTAGGATTACCTAGCACTTCTTTGGATGCAAAGTTATTAGAATGCTTAACAAGCTGTAAGAATGGAGCACCTCTTACCATTTCAAACAGTTCACCAATAACAGGTATCTTACTAGCTGCCATCATACTCTCATTCTCTATTACAGCACGATGAGTATTCTGTGCTATCTGAGCATCTATACTGGTATACTGTCTTTGATTAATAAGATTCTGAGCTGAGGCAACATCCCCTGTAAACTGCAACTGTCTAGGATTAAGATAACCTTTTAACTGTGCTTTATTTGTACTGACATATACAAGAAAATCTTGCATAGAGCCATCTTTTGCTAGTAATGCTCCTGTATCAAAACCTGAAGCTACTAACTTCTCTACAGTTTCTAATGGCATATTAGTATATAGAGCTATCTGCTCCATACCATAACCAGATCTACTCAATGCTCTAGCATAGTTAGTTTTTTCTCTTATCAAATGCTGTCCAAGTTTTGCTTGAGTTAAATCTACTTCAGGGCCAAGTCCTGCTGGTACTTTTAATTTAACTCTATCCCCCAGCTTAGATATAAAAGCAGCTTGTAAAGCAGGAAGATCATTAGATGCTATTGTCATCTGCCTAGGCTTACTACGTACAACAGAATGCATAGCATCTAGATACTGTCTATCTGCTTCTATTGTATTATGTGCATAAGGATCAAAAGGTTTAGCTCTTTCACTGACTGGACCTGACATAGAGAATTTCTTATCAGGTCTATATCCACCAGCTATATCAGCAGCACCTTGAATAATCATAGCTTGTGAACCAGATACGATACCTCTAGTACGGGAATCATATACTGCTACTTCATCACCTGGACTAAAATTAGGTAGACCTTCTGATTGTCTATACTGTCTAACAGCCTTGCTATGAATAGCACTAAAGCGGCGCTTAATCCTTGGTGCCTTTGCTAGATTATCTGCACTAGAGAATAATATAGTACCAGCTGCTTTAGCATATCTCCTAGTAGAACTACTTATAGCTATCTCAGCACCAGAGAATCCAGCAATCTGTAGAAACTGCTGTGCTTCTGGCGAGGTAATAGTAGCAGGAGATGTAAGATCTAATCCCTCTGCGAATTGCTCTCTACCTTCTTTAGTAGTAGCTCTTCTAAAGGCAGGAGACAACTGTTCAAGATCTTTAAAGGTAGCAATACGAGTACCTTTAGGTAATTCAACTAATGCAAAATCTTTTTGATTAAGATGTGGAAGATCAGACATATCCCTATAACCGATAACAGAAGCCTGTACTCTAGTAGTTCCACTTCTCCTTGTTCTTTGGGCTGTAGGAGCAAAGCCAACATCTCCATCTACTTGTGCAAATACTTGACGGTTATTAACAGTTCTAGTACCAGCTATCATCTCTGGAGTAGCAGAACTATTCCTGAGTTCTTCTGATACAAACTGAGATACCTTCTTACTAGACTTTCTTCCTTTATCATATAATCCTTTTAAGGCACCACCAGCTTCCTTACCTAATGTAGTGTGCTTAATAATGATATCTACTGGACGGAATCCTTTTTCTAGATGCATAAGAGTAAGAGCATCACGGACAAATCTATTAGTAAGAGAATCTACTGTAGCTAGATTAGCATCATTATCCATTATAGTAACAGTGACACCACGATGATCTTCATCAAAAAATATTCTAGTATCTTCTACAAGATTAGGACCATCAAAAATACTACGCCAATTCTCAGGCTTTATTCCAGCTTCATCTAATCCACCCACTAATTCATCCGGGCGCCGAGTAGGATTTCTACCACGAGTTAACATCTGCCAGTTAGAGACAGCAGAGCCACCTTCAAAAGCTTCTATAGCTACTTCAGGAGCATTCTTTAATTCCTTAGTACCAACTAAAGTATATCCTATATCTGATACAGCAGCAGGTTCAAAGCCAGGAGCAGATTGACTAGTAAAGAAATCAAAACCATCAGTTCCAGATATACTTTGCTTTCTTCCACCAGAGACTAGCTGGATTATATGATCCATAGGAGACATCTTATTAATATCTGTCTCTATACCAGCTGCTACGCCAGGTTCAGATAATGATTTAGTAAAACTCTGAACCCTACCGGACATCATACCGCCAATTTCTTCTACTAGTTGGCCTTTAATTCTTCTTTGATCCTTCTGTGCAAAGTCAAGAGATCCTTGTTTTCCAGTCCAATCTCTCTTCTCCATCTCTCGTTGCACACTTTCTAGGTTAGAACCTATACCAGTTACTTTATCACCTTTAGTACCTATAATGCCAATACGACTCTTATACATACTAAGATCACCAGCCTGTGCTATACCTGCCTCTAGTTCTGCTGCTCTTAATTTGAATGCTCTATTATCCCAGATATATCTTATAGGTGCGAAGACTGTGCCTAGCAAAGTACCGATTACAAAGTCAGTCTTATCATACTCTTGCATATAAGCATGACCATTATACATTCCTAGCAAGGCAGCTTCAAATGTAGCACCTTCCATAGCTCCTTCCGCTAGACTAAGGTTACGCCAGGATCGTCTAGCCTTAACATACTGGTCACTCATAATACCACTAGCTTCTACTAGCTTTAGTGCTTGAGTCTTAGCTTGAGCTTTTCTATCATATACAGTATGAAAGAGGCGACCAACTGTTCTAGTACCAAAGAGAGTAGCTCCACCAACTTTAGCTATCTTTAATCCCTTAGCAACTAACATACCAGGTACAAACAGACCACCTATAAAAGAAGCTAGTTCTACACTAGTTCTATTATTAGCATAAAAATCTGCGGCGTCATTTAATCCAGCCTTAGATAACATATCTGCGGTAGATGCTTCCATGCTTTCGCCCACGAAACTATTATATAGGCTAGTAGCAATATCAGCTACAATAGCTACAGGTGCATCAATGATATCATCAAACTCATAGTCTGCATCTCTATCACCTTGCCATACACGTTCACTCTCGTGTAGCAGATCAAATGCACTAAGCTGATTTACTGGACTTACCATAAATCTAACCCCTAACGTGGAACATTAGCAGCAGAAGGAATTGCTTGTGGTTGTCTAGACTCTACAGAAAAGCGTTCTATCTTCTTTAATAATATATCAAACATATTTTGTGCCGCAGGATCATTAGTGCTTAAAGCAGCATTCTTTAATTGCTCTAATACTAATGTAATCTCTTCTTGATTTAAATCATTTAAGAAACTAGACAGTTCACCACCCTGACCGCTGGCTATATTAACTGCTTCTTCATCAGTTAAACCAGGATTATTAGCTTTAACAATCCTAGCTCTTGAAGCAAGTAATGCAGGATCTTCAACCCGTCCTTGTTGGGCAGCAGTTACAGGAGCAAGTGCTACATCTACTGCTGTTTCTGCGGTTATATTAGCTCTACTATCAGGAGTACCTCCCCCTCCTATCATTCTATTTCTTTGCTCTTCTCTTTGTCGTACACCAAATGGCCGGTCTGCAAAGAATCCACCAAACGGTTCTCCTGTTACAGATATATCAGCACCAGCAACATCTGTAATACCCATAGCTACTAATTGTTCTTTGAGTAAATCTTGCTTTTGTCTAACTATATCTACTCTAACCATACGGGAACTTATATCATCAGCTAAAGTATCTATAGTAACTTGATTAATACCCATACCAAATGGAGCACGGGGTTGATTAAATGTAGCCTGCATACCTCTCATATACTCTTTAATTAGCCTGTCCCTAAATTCTGGGTTCATAGGCGGCATATTAGATATAGCAGTAGTAATTGCTTCTGGCAGATTAGCTTGAGTAGGATCTAGATTAGATTGTAAAGTCTGTGCAACTCTCCATATCTCATCACTACTAAAACCTTCTCTAACTATAGCTGTTGGTACTGCACGCTTAGCCCAAGTATTAAAGGCATTACCAGTCGCTACATCCATAGCATTGCCTACACGATCATTAACCCAAGCTCTAGCTTCTTCAGTATTCATAGGAGGACCACCAAGAGATGTTATTCTTGTTTGTTCTTTTGGTAAGGCCGCTAGAGCTTCATCCTGTGCCTCATCTAATAGCTTATCCATCTGGGGTATCATTTCTGTAAATGTTTGACCCTGAGCTACGGATAACCTAGACTTAATCATAGCTATCATACCATCCCTATCTACATCCTGTACTATAGGTTCATGCCAGGCAAAGAACTTACCTTCCTGCTGACCAGCAAATAGCTTAATCATCTGTTTATTCTGGGGATTTAAATTATCCCAAGTTTTCTGTATCTGTTGCTTATCCTGTACATTTTCTGCTACTGTTACCATTTCCTGTACATGAACAGGGATCTCGGGTTCTATCTCTTCTGCCCTTTCTATTATCTTTTCTAAATTTGCTTTTCTATTCTTTAATGTTAGTATTTCATTATCAATGTCAGCTACTTCAGAAGCAGTTTTAATAGCCGCATTATTTCTTGCTCTATCCTGTGCTTGTATTAATGAAGCAGTAGCATTCTCTATACGTGCTTGTATTTCAGGTGTTTTAGCTGCTACAAAATTAAGCTTTGCATCCATGTTAGCTTCATTTAGCTGAGCTAAAGAAGAGGCGACTAAAGGATCTGCGTCAATGTTATCTAAATTCTGTTGAGCAATTTCATTCTTTCTAATAAGAGCTTCTGTTATACGATCATCTATAGCAAGAACACTACTAAGATCTGGACTAATTTTAAGGGATTGATCAACAGCTATACTACCTACTGTATCCTCTAACGGTTGGTTAGGTAGAGTCGTAGGAGTATCTAAGTTCTTTGCAGTAAGAAACTTACGCATATCAGTATCAGAAAAGCTAGGAACTCCACCTTCAGTAGTTCCTATACCCTGATCTAATAGTCTTTGTAGCCCTTTAGCTACTACTTGTCTATCAAGATTTACAAAGCTTCCCATGATTAACTCATCCAGTTATAAAGGTATTGCCACCACCACCGCCGCCACCTTCAATAAGATTCTCAGGTGTAAGTCCTAATGCAGCTAACAAGTCTATAGTACCACTAGCCTGTAAGTTTGTTCTTTCTGTAGGAGTCTCAGTAAGTAGAGCAAGTAATTCTCTACTAACAGGATCTTGCTCAGTGATACCTTGCAATGCTCCACCAGCCTGTGCTTGTACCGTGGCAAAGTTAGCAATGGCATCTAGTATAACAGCAGCTGTAGTTCCTGCTGTACGGGTAGCTAGATCATTAATAGATAATGCCTGTAATGCATTCTGAGAAGTACCAGCAGATTCTCCAGCAGCCTGAAGCTGTGGTAATGCTTCTTCTAATGCACGTTGTACAACTAAATCTACAGCAGCAATAGATCTGGCTTCAGCATTAGCAGGAGTTAACTGTTGTATTGTATTAAGTAACTCCTGAGCAGCTGCCATTCTAGTTGCACTGTTCTGTTGAGACTGTGGTGTACCACCAGATTCTACTAGTTGAGCAAGTAGTCCTTCTAATACAGGCTGGAGATCTTCTCTAGTTCTACTTATCTGTGCTCTATCTCCTTCACCTCCTGGTCCTGCTCCACCTGGACCACCACCGCCACCAGTCTGGAATCTTCTACTAACATCCCCGCTAGACTGAAGTAATCTACTAGGACCAGATAATCCACCTGCTCCTTCTACTCCAAAGATACCAGCACCTACTCCTGGGATTCTACTGCCAGCACCTCCTGGCCTTCCACCCCCACCTACTCCACCACCTCCAATAAGCTGACCACTAGCATCCTCTACACCAGAAGTAAAGCGTAAGAAGCTAGAAAGAATATCATTACCAGAAGTTAATGAACCAGGACCAGAACCGGGTATAGTGCTTACTCCACCTGGTCCTCTTCTTCCACCGCTAATTCCAAAGTCTGTATCATTCACTACTCTTTGAATGGCGGCTGCTTTAGCGGCTGCTAGTCTATTTTCTGACTCATTAAAAGCTGAGCCAAAGGATGTAAATGTAGCCATTACTCTTTTCCTAATGGTGAACCCATAAACTCTAAGCTAGTAAGATGATACCTTGGTCCTCTTACAATGATGTTAAACCATCTAGCTGTAACAGTGGTATACATCGTATGCCCAGCTCTCGTTATTTGCTCTGACCTTAGATTATACGGATCTATTGTCCTGCGGTCAAGTGACGATTCCAGGATAATACTCGCATTTGGATTCTCTGCGAACTCTGCAAAAATCTCTTGCATCATTGTCATCTTAGACCTGCGCCATCCTATCTTACCATAATTAATCCAACTCTCTTCAGGCTGATCATCAAAGAGAGTATGCATACCGTTGATAAGAAGAGCACCTAGTCTAAGTAAGAAGTTATCATAAGTAAATCTAGTAACTGCTTCTTCTAATACGGGGTCATAGGTTACTTCATTAATGGGACTAAAGTCTAAGAATAATCTGAAGTCCAAATCTGCTGTACCCCAGCGTTCTAAGAGCCTATCAAATATTATAGCTCTATTATATGTAGGATAAAGTGGTCCCGGTGCGCCTGTCTGAGTTAGAAATACAGTCTCAGGTAAAGTTACATCAGGAATAACAGGAACTTCAAAAGGTTGAAAGTCTGCATCTATATCAAAAGGCCATAATCCTTGTTGCAGCAGGCGACCACATTGTGTCCCATTAAGGAAGTATTCTAAGAAACTACCAGAGGTTATACCATTATATATGTTAGGACTCTCACCACCAGATATAGGTAAGTCTACTGGACTAAAGGAACCACTACCAGGAGCTTGAATAGTCCAACCATTTTGTGCATAGATATCTAATATACCTACTCCTTGTATAACGGAATCCTGATAATATCTTTGCAGTACAGCACCAGGTAATGCACCATCAGGTCTGGTAATAATAGCTAAAGGAATAGGAGCTAGCTCATTCCTTATAGGAATTTCTGTATCAGCAATAGGAAAGTTTAGAAGCTCTGGATATAATCTATCTAATTGAAAATCTACAACAGTAGTTTGTTCTATACGATGAATATAGATATCATTAATACCTGCTACATCTAAGCCTACAAACTCTAAGAAGGTAGTAAAGGTATCAGTTCTTTTAAATTTAGTAGTAGCTCTATTCTTAGGATGTGCTCTAAGATTAGCATATGTACATCTATCAGTAGAAGCATTAATAGTAGTAGCAGTAGACCAAAACTGATAACCTGCTTCTGGTGGTGGATCAGCAGAAGTAGATTTAAATCCTAAGTTAATAACAGGATCATATTGCCAATCTTCTTGTTGTACATCCAGCTGGAAGAAGTTTCTAAATATAGCATCATCAAAGAATTGATTAGGTAAATCCTCATTAAGATAACCTATTCCTTGATTACCACCAAGAGCATCTTGTTCACTCACTACAATAGTAGGTCCAGATGTAATATCTCCATCTTTACTACCACCAGTAGTAGGTTCAATAAGCTGTACAGGCTGGAGTTCAAAGATAGCTCTTATAACTTCTACAGTAGTAGTTCTCTGCTTAGTTGCAAAATCCTCTACTACTAAAGTTCTTATATTAACATAAGATAATTCTTGTGTATCTTCATCTATAAGTTGAGCTGTATCATAAGTACCTGATTGACTATCATCTAGTATAAGATCATCTACTTCTACAGTAGTAGAAAGTAACTGAGGTGTAGTATCTCTACTCTTTAATTCATGCTCATACTGTACATTAATAGTATAAGCATCATCATCCTGCATTATCTGCTCATCAAAGAGATGATTAAAATTAGCTAAATCTTCTGCTTGCCATACATAGCTTTGATACATTAGGAGTTCATGAGGATCAAAACTAAATCTAGCAAAGGCTGAGATATTAAAATTTCCTTGATGTGCATCTCTAGTAGCTTGAGTTAATCTATATACTGGACGGGTATATAATGGTACATTAACAAATTCTTGCTCTATAGGATCAACTCTAATAGGTACTCCTACAAAGGCACCAGGTACAGTGGCGTCAGTCATATCCATATCGCGCGCTGTAACTTCTACCTTTTCTAATTGAATGAGAGGGAAGTCTTGTGTAGCTAAACCCCATAGGGTATTTACACTACTTATAGTATCACACTTATCAGGAACCTCTGGAAAGCAATCATAGGGTAGATTATCAAACCAATCCTTTCCAAACGGATTAATAGCAGTTAGCCATGCAGGAGGATTGTTTAAATATTCTGGATCAAAAGGAAAGCGTTGACGGAAGTATGTAACTGCATCAAGGAAGTTACGCTGTCTTATAGTTCTAGCAAAATCAACTCCCTCTCCAAATAACCATATTGCAAGGTATCTATTAAGATGATAGGATAATCTAGGACTTTGTTCAAATGATAGAATATAGTCTGATACTTCTGGAGCTACTGGTGCAATTCCTCCAGGAGAAGCTTGGACTTGATATAATCCACCATTAGTCCAAGCATAGTGCTTTCCATCATCACCTTCTATTACAGAATAATCAGAGAAGATACCCAGATTATCCGATATCTCAAAGAAGTCAAATACCTTTTGGTCTGATGCAACATACTGTGCGCCCACGATATTGGCGGTAGTATAGACAATAAATCCCTCAGACGTAGGCAATACATGAATGATATTCCCTTTAAGTGCATCAACCTTAACCACATTAGCTCTAGTCTTTAAGTCAGGCTCAAAGTCAAGAACATCAGCAGTATCAGACCAATAGATACTATTCTCTGTATCCCAAGCACCGAGGCGACTTCTAGCTTGGAATATACCTTCTATCCCTGTCATATTAAGAAAGGTAGGAACGTGCTCTATCATAGTAACATCGCCAGGGACACTGGTATCTGTTTCTAGGATAAAGTCTAAACCTTGTTGGAATACAAACAACCTGTTACGAACAATAGCTTTCGTAAACTGATTTCTTATACCAGCAGCAGGTGGAGTAATTGGATATATATTTGTCCAAGCCATCAGAATTTAGCCGTCCATACCATATTAATAGGTGGATTCTTCCATTTACTAAAAGAATCACCCGGAAGATTACTTGGGACATCCCGCATAACCTGTTGCCCTTCGTCTACTTTAGTATAAGTAGTATTACCTATTCCACCACGTTCTATTGTTTGTATAACAATATCCATAAAGCCTGGATCATTATCATAATCTCTAGTATTTCTACCACCATATACAGGACTTTTAGCAGTATTTCTAATAGGGAAAGGTGGTGGAGGATTAGTTACCTCTAATGGTATAACAACGGAACGCCCAATATATCTTCGTAGGTTAGCACCAGGTATACCATTAGGAGAACCAGCAGATCCTATAGTTGAACCAAAGCCAAAGTTATTCTCAATAGGACTAAAGGACATCTGTGGACTAGTTGCTGGTATCTGATCTGTAAGAGCTGGCAAATCCCCATCTGTTCTACGGAATGTATCAGGACTACCAGTACCAACATTAGGCCCTGGTATAGCTAATGTTTTACCATCCCACATAATATGAGTATCAGGTTGATCTGGATCACCAAATACTCCTGATCGCCAGGGGAAAAACTCTTCCCCATCAAAGTATGCTATCGGCTTAGCTGGACTACTAACTGCCCAAGTTGCCCCATTATCAAGAGAGAATCTAACTACAGTGCTATCCTTTAGAACTATCATAGTTCCATCACGCTTAGGATCTGCCTGTATGCCAGGAGGTAAGCCTAGAACCTCTTGTCCTGGGATATTAGGATCCAAACTGTTAGTATTATTAATTAGTACGTCAGTCCAGTTACTACCATCAAAGGTGAAGGACCAGCCTAATTCACTAGTGGAAGTTCTCTTCCATACAATGTAAGCTATATTCGCAGTAGTTCCTAATGCTACTATCTGATTAGGAGTAGGTGTGAGTATAGCGTGTACAAATTGCTGTGGACCTAGCGGAGCACCCTCATTAGTAGTAAGATTATGAATATAGATATTATTTCGAGCATCCTTATCTAGTCCAATAAACAGGCTCTTCTCTTGCCATGTTACACAATGTCTATATTTAACTAGCCCTGGATCTTGGAAGGTATAGGTATTAGTAGCAAGGAAGAAGAAGTCTATCTCTACCTCTTGTCCAAAGGTACCTTTATTCTGATCATTACCATCAAAGCTACGCTGCATAAAAGGGCCTAGTCCATTAGCAGCCTGATAGATTTCCATAACCCCCATACGACTATCAGAGGATACAGACATTCCCCTATTAATAACCTCAAACTGAGCAGCAGTTATATTACCAGAGGCTACTCTACCCATAGCATCATTAAAAGGCCAAGGTATAAGACTAGGATCTGGAGTCCAGTGAAATGAATAATCATTTACCAGACTAGGAAAGAAAGGTGTAGGAGATACTAGAGCTATTAAAGTCCAACCATGTCCATGCGCTCTAACAAACATACTACGATTAACACTAAATCCTGCTGGTACAATCAGCCTAGTCCCTGGTATATTGAAGTTATTAACAGTAGCCCAACCATCATTAGTCCAAGCCATAGATCCATTACTGGTGTTACCAAAGCTCTGGAAGTGCATTACCATAAAGCCTGGAGTAATCTGTGGCGTTACATTATAAGTATTAGCTTCTATAGTTTCCTTACCTAGAATAGTACCATCACCTAATACTCTAACATTATTATAAGTAATAGTAGAGGACATAGAGATATCATCAGGAATAGGATATCTAGGATCAAGAGCTATAGTATCATCAGATAAAACTACTGCATTCTCTATAATCTCTACTTGCATAGTCTGAGCAGTAACATCAATAGTTATCTTTTTAGTTTGACCTGTTTGACTATCTGTTTCCTCAATAACTTTAAGACCTACATCATTAGTATATACATGAAAATCATATTGAATCTCATATGTTTGACCTGTAGGTGGTAATGCTGGGTCAAACAGATTAGAATCAAGCACTACATTTTCAGTTACTTCAACTGTAGATTCTACATTAGATAGATCATAACTTAATCCCAAATTAGTATTATCTAATACTATACCACCTACATCTGAGGCATCTGCAAATACTTGACCAGTCTCTCCTAGTTGGATAGCATCCTCTGATATAGAACCAGTAGAGTCTATTCCATTATCTGATATATTAACGGTCTTATTAGCTACTGCTGGTGTCCAGGCTGGATCTTCAAATAAAGGGGGCTGGAACGCAGGATTGGGAACATCAGTATTATCATCTACATAGCTAACAGTAGAACCAGGCAGGGTAGCCATGAGTCCAAAGCTACCTCCGATCTGCCTTCCGTATACATTCCATTCACTAACCTGGTTATTAGGTAGCCAATCTATGAATACGTCTGCTGTTCCTGCTAGTGTGATAGTAAGGATGCGAGAACCTGCGCCCAGCCTTGATGAACCATCAACAGGAACTATACAGTATTGATAGGTTCCTGCCCCAAGTCCGACGCCCGCCTGTTCAGATATAAGAGGTGAATCTACTGTAGCAGTAAAGAGAGTATGTGTACCTTCAAATTTAAATTCGACTTCAGAATCCTGAGCCTCTGTCTTAGGTTCAGCTATCCAACTGCCTACCCAAGTACCTGTATCATCTCTTATAGCTACAGGTGGAGATACATAAGTACCAATATCTCCACGGGTACTAGCTTGTAGATCTTCTTTACGCCAAGAGTAAGAAATAAAATTACTTATTTCATAGGGTAATCCAGTAGGTATAGGAGTAGTTAAAAGAATGGTCCTACCAGAATCAGTATATAGACGACATACAAGAGTAGTAGGAGTAGGCGCAGTATATTCATCTACTGTACCAAAATAAGTTATAGCATTTACAAGAAGCTCAAAGAAAGTTCCTGGAACTAACTGTTCCCATAAACCTTCAGCTTCATTATCTATTAAGGTATGCCCTTGGCGACAGTAACTCATGCTAAATCCTGTCCTTTATCAAAGCGTTTACGGCGTCTTTTCTTCTTACCTCTAGCTGGTACACCAGATGAATTAGCATTGATAGCAGCAGCCTGAGCCATAGCTCTTTCTCTACTACTATGTCCACCACCATCAACAGCAGTACCACCTTTATTAGTAGATATACCGTCAGTTTTAGCTTCTACTATTCTAAACTTACCACCTATCTTTTTAACCTTGACTGGCATTATCTTGGCCGAGGTCTGGGCTTCTTACGTTTCTTCTTTGTGGGTGCAGTATATTCATTCATTAGGGTAATCCTCCAAAGCCTCCACCCTCTAAGCCAGATCCTGCTAGTGGAACGGGAGGCGTACTGCCATCACCAAACTGTGCAAAGATACCATCTTCACAGAATGCAAAGAGAATATTATCGCCTTCAGGAGACTTATATAAAAAGCTCCAATCACACCTAGGACCAAGAGCATCAGTACCAATAGTTTTATTAGTACCAAAGAAACTACTATATCCACTTGATCTGGGAAGGATATTATATGCTTCATATGCGAATACAGGAGTACGCTGTTCATGCTCTTCTTCCATATTCATAGGAAGATTAGCAGGATATTCCTCCGGGTTTAACGGAAGATATGTTCTGCGTAAATCTATTCTATCTCTTCTAGCTGTCATGCTAACCTCTTTGTAGACTTTCGTCTATAGCTATTGCTTCCATTCTAGTTAGCACAGATACGAATAATTCTCCAGGATTTTGTAATCCTATAACAGATAACCACCTTAATACATTAGTAGAATCTGTATCCTGTAAATAATTAGGCGGTGTAAGAATTATTCTATCTGGACTATCTAAAGCCGTGGCCCCAATAATGTAGGTAAAAGGTACAGGAGTACCGTTGCTATCAGGCCGAGTAACACTAGTAAGATCAAACCCCACCATACATACTTCATTAGAAAAGAACTCCATTACATCCCAGCTGGGGTCGAGAGCGATTGGAGCAACCATAGGACTATTAGTAAAGCACAAAGAGAAAGTAAGCTCGGGACGAGATACTTCAAAAGGAATAACCTGTCCGTCGCGTCCTGGGCTACTGCTAGGATACTGACGTCTAAATGCTACTGTCATGGGTAATCTATCGCCTCAAGGTCAGCTATGGTTGTAGCTGCATTAATCTCTGTAAGTTTAGTTTGAAAGACAGCATCAGCGGCTAAGATAGCCTGTTCATGTGCGCGTAGAGCTTTACGTCTTATCTCCTGTCTAACCTGTTGCTTATCTGGTGGTCTAGCAGTACCCGTCTTATTAAACACAGCAGCTCTAGCAGCATCTAATACGGGCTGAGTTACATCAGGACAGGTAAGAGTATTAGCAGTAGTGTCATAGGTAGCCTGAGCCGGATCAGCCCCTGCTCTATCTACTACTGCGCCAGCTTTCCTATGTCCAATATCTACTGTAGCCATGATTATGTCCTGAATAATTGAGTAACTTTAATGCTTACTTCATCTGTATCTATACCAGGAGTACCTGTACCAGCAACATCTACATACTGAAGTTGTAGAGTAAGCTTATCATTAGCAGCGGCATTCACATAGAAGCCACCATGAACCTGTGTCTCTACATCTACACCTTCAATAGAGTTATCCTGAAACTGTGTATCCTCTGCATGACTACCTACAATTCCTGTACCTGCATTATTAAGCCTAATTCTACCTTGTAGGAGCAGATTAGTATTAGCAGAACCAGTAAGTACAAAATTTACATCATACTCTACATGATAGCGTCCTGCAATCTTTAAATCTATTTCATCTGTATTAGCATTATTATGCTCTATAGTAGCAGGTTCATTCTCATGATCAGTAGTATTAAAAGTAACATCCGCCCATGCAGTTCCTATTGTTTGAGCAGTAGTATCTCTAATTTGTAAGATAGCTAATGCAAAAGCTCCGCTACCAGCAGCATGGACGTGTAAAGCATCAGCATTAGAACCATCAGTAAGAGTTTCAGCTTCTGCTGCTGTTATATCTGTACCACCATCTGCGGTGACAGCTTCTGTGAAAGTTACAGCATGAGGATTACCAGTAACAGGACCAGCTACATGAGCCTGGATATTAGCATTAGCTGCTTCAGCTCCTATCTGTCCTATAGTAACGGAGTGTGGATTAGCTGTATCAGTTAGATGGGCTAAGAGTGCAGCTAAATCTGCATTGTTTAAATGATTTCTTTCAGCAGGTAATCCACCTTGTAATCCAGCCAGGCTATTATGATCAGCTACAGCAGAGGTACTAAATGTCTGCTCAAATGCAGAGTCTATAGCAGCAGGAATACCTACTCCCTGTTGAATAATCCAGCGTCCTATGAATACTCCTATGTCTACAAGAGAGGGAGGAATATCACCGGGAACATTTGCGCCATCAGCACCCTGGAAGTTAGGTGAATTATCTCTACCATATACAACATGGATACTAGATATATTATCTGCTACTTGTAGATATACCCAAGCGTTGTTAAACCTATTAGCACCTAAAGCAGCTAGGACTCCTGAGCCATCATCAAAGAAGCCATTGTCTATATCAGTCTGTACTAGTGTAGCAGTCCATCCACCTCCACCATCTCTGTGCCAATAGGTAAATGTATCAGCTACACTAGTATCAAAGGCTGGATGATTAATCCTAGACAGCCCTATATAATAAGAGCCTGATGTTACTGCTACCTTTAAGCTGGAAGGAGTAGGATCACTAATTAAGCTAGAGCCTACTACTCTCTGAGCACCGTTAACATCCTCAAATAGTTGGCGTATACGGTCTATAGCATCAACTATCTCATCATCTACATTAGCGAAAGCTACAGCGGTGCCTGTTCTATATACTACACCTAGAGTAATTAAATCTAGTTCATTTATTATTGCTTCATTAGTAGTAACTAGAACTAACGGAGTACCTGCATTATAATCTGCATAGACCCAGTTTACCATGTTATCGGTAAGAGCTTGGCCTACAACTCCTGTTACTGGTAGATTTTCTAAGGGTGCTGTTCTGCTGGCTGAGGTACGAAAGATAGCTTCACCAGCAGATATATCTACTAGTCCACCACCAGCATCCGTCATATCTAAGCCAGTTAACTTACCAGCACTCCACATCCTATCAAGAGCAGCTAAGTGTGTAGGAACTTCTAATCCTGTACCTGGAAAGCTACCACCTTCAGGTGGAATAGAAGCAGGATCTAGTGTATCACCAATTGGTATCTCACCCAGGGCTGTATGTGGGCCGCCTTCTGGGATACCAATTACAGGTTTTCTAATAGCCATCAGCAGGGTACCACATTAATTGGGCTAGGTGAACCATCCGCTAAGAAGAAGGGTAATTGTAATCCTATTAACGGAATATTACTTGGTGTTCCATCTGCTAGAAAGAACGGGACACATAAATCAACAAAAGATACTACGTCTCCAGTTATATCTACTAGATAGGCATCTACAGTAGCAGTACCTACACCTGGTGTAACCATTCTAAGACAGACACGGGTATACTTAGTAACATCTACCTCATAAGTATCATCCATTGTGATAGATGCTATTAGAATATCAGGACCAGCAAAGCCTACTAATTCATATTCAGCAGCATCTATTCCAGTGATACCTATTCTAAGCTGATTATATTCACTAGTGTCCCAGCACAGAAGCTCCGTCCCTGGAGCGACTGTGTTATCTATTGATAAAGGACAAGTGTTATTAGAAGAATGCATATTAAATATTCGCTAGAAATTCTCTTCGTTTCCTCTCAGCCTCTGCAAGAGCATCTGCTGCTCCTCTAGCTGTTCCTGTCCCCAATATTTCTTTGGGGGGCTTCTTTGGTCTCTTCTTCTTAGCTTTCTTTTTCTTTGGCTCAGCCATAGTTTATCTCCTATTGTGCTATCGTCTTAGGATCGCCAGTACAGAAAGTCTCTGCTTCTCCAGGGCAGCGTAAACAGATAGCCATATCTGCTTCTCTGTAAGCAGGCTCCAAACCTTGTCTAACAAGTACCCTACCAGCAGCAGTATTGTTAACACAGTAAGCAGCAGCAGCGTCAGCAGATTTGTAAGCAGCAGCTTGTAATTGAGCACATCCGCTACTCAGGATCGTCAGGCTCATTACGACCATAATAAGGGGGACCATATAGCCCCGGATTCCTGTATACATTGCCTTTAACCTCCATTTTCTTTAGATGATCTAGTATCTTATCGTTAGTTTCTTTTAGAGATTCTATTGCTCCTGTATTCTCAATTACAGCAGCTATAGCTAGCTTCCCTTCCATTTTAATTACGTCCCACATTCCGTATAGAACCATAGCTAAAATAGCCATAGCTCCTAATTCACGGAAGTACGATAGATATTTGTCTGTATTCCTCCGACTATCAGGATTAGTAGGCTGTGTAGGTTGTCCGTTACTCATATATTACCCTCAATCAGGAGTGAATGGGGCAGCCGGTATAGAATATGCAGGTCCACTATAACGTATTCCACTTGATAATCTTATCTCTGTCCAGGCTCCATCTACTGTAGGAAGAGCATTGAGATTACCAACTGCTTCTATATCATCAGTTGGTGGTTGCCCAATAGGACTTTGTGCTATCCTATTACCATTGAAGAATACGTTATACTGACCTAATACAGAATCAAAGGTAACAGCACAGTGATTCCATATACCTTGTAGAATTGTTGCAGGTATATTACCTGATAACCAGATAGCTACATTATTAGCATCTACTATATCTACATTAATTGTTTGTACATTACCAAATAGAACCCACTCAACAACTTTTTCTTCTGGAGTTATAGTATCATTATTCCCAAACATAACAACACGACCAACATCTCCTACACCATTATTCATCCAGCTTTCTAAAGTCCAATCTTTAGTAGCATCTAATGGCGTAATTAACTCAATCCTATTACCGGGGGATGGTGGCGTACCAGATCTAAGATGCCAACCATATCCAGGCTTTAAAGGCGAAGAAGTAGGAATAGTAACACCATCATCTACCCTGCTACCACCCTGTATTAAATCTGCAATAGGATTACCATATAAATCTAACCCAGCATTAGCAACTGTTACTACAGTATTATGGGCTAGAATACCTTGGTAATCCCACTGACTTAAAGCTACACCATGCACAGTAGTTCCAGCACCAGCAGTTACAGGCTTTTGTCCTGAGCTAGTTTCTCCTGGTTTACTAAATCTTGCAAACGGATTAGGCATTATGCTGGTAAGCTCCCATACTTAGCAGTTATCCAGTCAGATATCATAACTCTATCAGGTAAGTTAATAAAACCAGTATCCCAGACTAACATTTCAAAGAGGTCTATAACATCTAAATTACCTGCATCACCTCGTACATCAGCTGCATTAGTAGCCGCAGGTGCAATTAATGAGGTAGCACCACCAGGAGAACCTATTGTATCAGGTCCAGGAGATTGATATCTAATAGTAGGCTGTACGCTAGGATTAGGAAAAACTGATTGATACATTCCATGTACCTGACCAAGAGGGGGATTTAATCCGTATAATCCTCCTGAATTACCTACAGGTGTAGATAGAACTACAGTTGACCAGAATCTAGTTGAGCCTGTCCAGTTACGTAATAGAGGTACATGGTTACCTGCTATACCAGCTACTTTAACATTAGATCCATTACCATTATTATATTGGCGTGCAATAACAGCATAGGTTATTCCAGTAGCTGCTATAGTAGTCTCAAAGCCAAACGGATAAGATAGGTTCTGAATACCAGTTATTACTGGACTATTATCTACTTCTAGATAACCTAGATCAAAAGGACCAAATGGGCCTGCACGCCATAGATTATTAAATCCAGTACCATCCAAAAAGCTGCCAGCATATCCTTTATTATCCATTCTAAGAATATTCTGACCATCGGCACTAATAGGAACAGTTCCTGGTGCATCTTGGTATATGCTATCAAGACCATTAAAATCCCACCAGTGTGCTAGATTACCAAAGTGTGGCGGCAAAGGCGGAAGCCCAATAGAAGCTGTAGCTGCTCCACCACCTCTACCTCTAGAGGCTATAATATCTTGGGCTCTAAAAGGATTAGTCACCTACCAACTCCTGCATTCATCTCATGATCTCTTAATGCATCATCCATAAATACGGACAGCTGTAGATTTTGTAGGGCTGCAAATCCTTGTGTTCTATCTTTATCTCCGAGGGTAGCCATTAGAAATTGGCTAGCCCAATCTATTACTAAATCAGGCATAAACTCCGTGATCCAATTTTCATCATTAGGAGCAGTCATTCTGATAGGATAATCATAATATCCCCAGAATAATGTTTCATCTATTACATCCTGATTTAGTAATATATTGCCTCCAGAAAGATAATATGTATTATTAAGTATTCTACCTTCTAATTTAACCTGATTAGGGCGGATGAGATTATACTCTGCTCCAGCTTGAAAGCTACCAGATAATTGCCCACCACCAACTGCTCCTGTACCTGGAGCATGATCGGGTACATCTCTTCTAATATATGCAGGCTTTCTAAATCTATCAGGTAAAGAGAGATTCTTTACTGCTTCTCCTACTTGTTGTTGGTAGTCCTGGCGTTCTGACAGGATCTCTTCCTTTAGATCCCGCCAATGATCCCCACTAAGACTCATAGTGCGAACTACACTGTTAATAGCACGCTTAGCCTGACGTTCCCTATCAGGTCTAACAGTAGCGTCTAATACTTCTTCAGTAAGCTCGCCAAAGTTCATTAACTTGTACCTGCTTTAGCTCTTAATCTTTCTAACGGAGATAACGTAGAGGCTTCTTCTACTACTACGGGCTCCTCCTGACTGGGTTCCCCGCTGGATTCTTCACGTCCCGGCTCTTGCTGGTCATCCCCGTTTCCACTGCTACTGCTGATGGTTGTCCTTCCGTTGGGCTGTTGCTGGTGCCCCGCATCTGTTCCTCCTGTCCCGCTCCTATCTGTGTCTGGTGTAACCTGCTCCCCGTGTTCGGATTCTTGCTTGTCCGGTTCATTGGGTTCTGTAACGCCTGATGTGCTTCCTTCGCTGCGTTCGTGTTCCGCTCGTAGCCTTTCTCTATCGGCATCGTCTTTCACCTCTGAATCTAATTCAAGATAGTGTATCTTACCTTGATCAACAAAAAACTGTAGGAACCGTTTAACATCTCTTTCATCAGTTTTAAATAATCCACCAATAAAAGAGATAGGTCTACCTTGATCATCTACAGTATTAAAAGCTCCTGTCTCACAATAATAGACTCTACAGCCTATAGGATCACTCTCTGAAAACATCTGCTTGGCATAATCCTCTATAGTAGGGATCATAATCTCAGGCAGTTGCATAGATATTCTTGGGCGTCTTTCTAGTGGTTCTGTGGTTTTTACACCTGTTCGTATTCTACCAGCTAGAGGATGTCCTGAGTCTTTAAACATATTTGGTGCGCGTGGTCGTTGAGTAGGCATTAGATTACTCCTTAGATTTAAGATAGAGTGGGCAGTTTTCTGACTACCGTATAATAGTGCCGTCCTAGGGAGGTAGGAGGGATATCTACGGAATCCTTATGCCCAGGTCTACTTATTAAGCGACGCCTGCTGTGAGGCCGTTTATGATACCATATCCGCATGGATTACGGAACTCAGTTGCAAATTCACTGGTAAGTGAACCGCCCTGTGCATCAATACCCAGATCGCCAGGATTTAGTCTGTTCTGTCCAAACTCTTCCTTCTTAACATCTCTGCCATTCATATAGGCTAGACGCATAGATGGAAGTTCTACAGTAACAGCAAATCCAGGGACAATATCCAAACCATTAAACAGAGGATGTTCAACAATAAAGATCATACCTTTATAAGTACGGAAGGCCGTAAAGTGCATACCAAAGGTAGTAGTACGCAGATCCATAATAACCTGCTCACTCTTTCTACCAATTTCATTGAGCACTCTATTACCCTGTGCATCTACAAACATGATACGCTCTTTGGCGTTACCTAGATTAGACTGAGCCGCAAACATAGGCTCAATAAAGGTAACAAGCTGATCATAGTTAGTAGTAGCAGCAGCCGTAAAGATATTAGCCGCAGCAAACTCATTGATAGCGTCAATGATACCCTGAGTAGTATGTACTGGCGGAGTGCCAGCAGGGGCCTGCGGTTGTCCAAAGAATAGGATTGACTCAATATCCGTGGCATGGAGTAGCATAGCATCTTGTCTGCTCTCCTGGATATTGTTAAATCCTGCTTCTGCTAGCGAAGCTCGCGCGGTATCACTGATAGCCCAGCTATTCCTTACAATCTGTGTAAAGTTAGGAATAAACAAGACTTCCATTGTGCGAGCAACAGGACGATTACTTGCCTGTTCGTGACTGTTACCAACAGCAAATAAAACTTCACTTGCTGGGATAGCAGCTGCTACTACACTACCATAGGCACGAGTGACTGTGATATCAGTAGCATTTGGAACAGTAAGTACTCTTACTAGTTCACGAGTAGTCTGAACCTGTAGCACCATTCCTGGTACAAGGCCAGCCGTGTCTAGCAATTCAATCGTAGTATCACCTGCTAGAGCACCAGTACCATCATCTACTACATTACTAAAAGCCATAGCCTTGGTATGATAACCATGCTCTACAACTTTAGCCTGCGTCTTAGGCAGTTGACCCGTCATTGCAAATAGCGGCGCAGTACCATCCGGGAACAGTCGAAGGATAGTATCTGCAAAGCTCCGCTGATTCAATGTAGCCGGGTTAAACGTAGCAAAGAAGATACCAGTGGGATTAAAGGTACCTGTGTTTAACGTAGCCATTTACTGAGCTTCTCCTGAACTGTCGGGTGGAGCTGCACCTGTGTTCTGTGCGAATTCTACCCAATTTGTTTCACCATCAGCAGGAGGATTATTTCCTGCACCGGGTATCCCTTTACCACCAGGTTCATTACCGGACAATACATTAGCAGACTCTAAGAAGAACTTAGTAGACTGTTCTGTTATCCATTGAGGACTGGCAGTGGGATTAGTCTTTTGTAGACGATCAGCTATAATAGATATTCCTGCTTGTAATACGGGACTATCTTTTATTAGCTCATGCTGGTTGATATTCTGTTGAACCTGGTGTTGATTGATACGATCAGAGAAGCTGGCTTCCATAGCCTCCATCTTTTTAGAAGTAAGAGATTCTGAAAGCCTAACAGCGTGCTGTAACGCCGCAGAATAAGCACCTTTACCTATCTCATCAAAAGCAACCATAACAGCATTAGGATCTTCTCCTGCTGCTAGCTTTTCTCTTGTTTCATTAGTGATATGATCTGTAAAGTTAGGTAAAGATTCTAGTATCTTACCCATATTTTCATTAGTAAATAAATCTCCAGATCCAATAGTAGGCTCTGGCTGATTTGCTTCTAGTTGCTTATTATCGAATATTTGGGAGAAATGTGCAAGGGGATCTTTGGGTTCTTGATTTTGCGATCCCGGTGCTGGATTAGGATCAGGATCATTAGGATCTGGTCCAGGTCCAGGATTATTTGGGTCTGGACCAGGATTAGACGCAGGATCAGGAGAAGGGTGAGTATCTACTTTACCTTCTACTCCTATACCTGGAAATAAGTTTTTAAGCGTTTCCATTGCACCGGCCATGTTACTGTTCCTCTGGTTCTCTTGGAGCATCAGTATAATTTAATATCTCATTAAAAGCATCTAATGCACCTTTTAGATATGCTTCGTCTAGTAGAAAGTTAAGTTGAGTATCTCCTACTTGGAAAGCATCTAAGGGTTTAAGAATATGATTTTCTACATAGTGAGTTCGTTTGCTCTGCATAAAAGCCCTTATTAACGGACTCCTAAATAATGTATCTAAAGCACGTCGCTCTTCTAAATTGAAATCATAGGCTATTAGATCGTTATCCTGCTGGCGTACCTCCACCTGGTTGTCCTCCAGGCCCAGGCGGTGGGGCTTCAGCAGCCTGAGCTTGTTGTAGATTCTGTTGCTGTTGTGTTTGATCAACTCTAAACTTATCCAATCCACGCATACCTATAAGAGACATCATATGCGTAAATAAGCCAGGCAGATTAAACCCTGCTGCTAGTAATGGAGAAGATCCAATTAATTGAAACCCTGTAGTAACAGCTTCAGTGTTTGCTAGAAGGCTAGTAGGTAGATACCCATCAGCCACTTTGAAATCTAATATTTCTGAACGTAACTCTTCTAAGTTAACTTCTACTATCTTATCTGTTCTATTAGAAAGAAATTGATTCTGATCTGCTTTTTGGAATAACAGAATGTTACCTTTAAGCTGATTCTTAACTGGAGTAAATATCTGATATTCCATCATAAGTGCAATCATCCTAGATCGCATATCAGAATTAGACATGATCTCAGAGAACTCGCCTAGTGTTCTATTACCACGGCGGAAGGCTCCTTGCCTTGCAGAGTTTAATCCTCCCATAAATTCAGAAAGCTGTAGCATTGGGAAGATATCATTGAAAGCAGAAGCTGTACCACCATCATCAAATGGAATAGGTAAGTAAGCGGATCTTAAATCAGCAGTTTTTAAATTCTGCTTAATAGGAATCTTAGCGGCGGGGAGTCTACTATTTGCGTCTACAGGATCTACCAGTGCAGGATTATATATAGCTCTATCAGAGATAGCACGACGAGCAGAATTGAGTCGAATATTAACAAGCTCAGTAGTAGCATCCTGAATTGCAAGCTGTTGTTCTGCGACTGATTTAGTTTGCATCCTGAATCCATCATCAGTGAATTGTCCTAGATGCATAGGGAACATATCAAAAGCTGATATAACCTTTTTCATATGAATTATATGAGAGTTATTAACAGCTACAAACTTCCAAATCTGTGGAGTATTAGGATCAGGAACACTTAGATCATGATCGTCTGGTACAATACGGGAATAGAACTTAGTGAATAGATACTTGTTAGAATAATCTATTCTGCTATCATCATCCTTTTCACCTGTAGCCCAGGCTAACCAATTAGTATTCTGATTTATATCCTCTATAATATTAAAGTTAGAGATAATAGGTTTTTCCCAATAGTGTTCTCTAGGTACATCATCTCTACTAGCACCTTCAAGAGATTCTAAACCGGCGCGAACATTCATAGTTACTTCGCCAGCCTTATCTAAGTCACTAATATACTTCTTCATCCGTCCTCTTGTAAACAGAGCATTAAAGCCTATATAGTCTCCAAACTCTGATACATCAGGAATATCTACTAGTTGATCCCAGAATGTATTATACATATCTAGAGACCACATTCTATTAATCTGATCTACTTCAAGAGAAGGTTGGTTATCCTGAGTAGTACCCATCTCTTCTATATTCTTAGATATTGATAGGTTTCCGATAGGTGCCCATTCTAATTCTATACCGCATACATTATACTTACCACCATCACGAAACATCTTATTAATCTGTCTAGGCCACCTACCACGGATACTATGATTATCAATAATAGCTTCTAACGCTTCTCCAAATGCTACTTGATCAGGAGGTGCGACAACAGGGAAAATAGGATAACCACTAAGATATAACTCAGAAAGAAAAGCAACGATACTATCCACCTGGCTGAGTACCACAGGCGTTGTAAAGTGTAATCCGCTAGCATCAATAATCTTAGCTGCGACTTCTTCTCTTTGGGCTTGATCTTCTGTTGATGTATAACAGGCATATGCTCTGTCTATAATCCTCAGCTTATCACGGAATAATTCATTCCTTCTATGCACTCGTTGTATTTCTTGTAATAGATTTATTAGACTATCATGAGTTTTCCTAGAGACAGGAATAGGCTGAGTGACCCCAGGTATCGTAATCTCTACTCGTTTCTTTGGCTCAGCCATTAGGAGACTCCAGGTGCATAGTTAAAATGAGGTAAAAGATCCATAGGGGTATTGTTAGCTTGTACATGAGCAGCATCTTCATCTGACATATTAGGAGTTACCCCAAATTCAAATTCTAATTCATCACGATGCTTATTTATCATGAAGTCTCCAAAGGCACAACCATCAAGAATATCATCTTGATTATCCTTTGCTCCTTTCCGATAACGTATTCCTTGCCAAAGTATTAGAGCCTTATCAGTCTGGCGTAGGACCCAATAGTTTGACTCAAGAACATTCTGAACCCAAGCACGGATTCTTGATTCCTTACTAGCTATTCCTGGATGCATTTCTACTACATTAATGTAATTATCTATTCTCATTCTTTTAATGTATAGTTCCATCCAGAATTTAAGAGTTTGCTGGTAGGCTACTGACTCAACTCCTATATGAGTACACTTATGTATTATGGCGGCATCAAGAGCTTCTATTATAGTTTTCTCTGGGTCCCATATACCAGATCTTACTTCTGCTATAAGTGGAGTATCAGAAACAATATAATGCACAGTAACAACATTCTCATCACTGTCAGAGCGGAAGCCTGCTGGATCAATGGTAATAAAGCTAGCTTGTATCTCAAGTTCCGTATCTTCTGCAAACGGACAATCTGGTATAATGCCTTCTGGGAATAAGCTCTGGGTAAGAGATTGTGGATCATTCATAATCTCCGAGAACCAGATATCTGCTTTACCTAGTGCAGCATCATGTTCATATTCATCTAATAGATTATCTAGTGGATGCAGCGCGGGCCATAAGGCTGTACCATCGGCAAGAATGGCACCCGTGATAAGACTTGTCCATTGCTTGTGATTCTGTAGCTGCTTGAGGATACACTGCTCTGAGTACATATTCCCAATGAACAGAATAAAGCAATGCTTAGGATCTCTGGCTTTAAGTAATGTACTGAGAATCCATCTGAGGATACGCTCTCGTTCTGCTGGACTGTCATCATTTTCTTTAGTCTGGACATCATCCATAAGTATAAATCCTGGTCTTCTATTACGGATGTTGATCCCACGTAGACTAGTGCCAACTCCAACTGCTGCCAGTATAATCTCTCTTCCAAGGAAGTTTCTAATCTTGACTTCTCTGGTATCTCTCTCAATCGCTCTAGGATGGTTCCAATCTCCAAATGCTTTGCGAACATTAGATCCCCCAAGGATACTATTTATATCATCAAGAATATCCTGAGCACGTGGTTCGGATGATCCTACAATAAGCACAAAATCAAACAAGCCAAAGAGGATACCATAGGCAACTAATAGCTTACTGAAAGTAGTCTTAGCATGTCCACGAGGTAGTCCTAAAGCAAAACGGAATACTGCATGTAGTGTAGTTTTTACCTCTAGGATTTTAGCTATTAAGAATGTAAAGACTTCTAAGTAAAAGTCAGGATATTCATTCTCATGTATATCAGGAACGCAGAATCTAGAGAGGAAGTTAAAGTCCTTCTTACAACCATCTACTACTTCCTCAACAGAAACCTGTGTCATTTCTTAAAGCCTAGAGCTTCAAGTTCTCTAGAGATATTACTCCTCATCCTAGTCTCTTGTCTCTGTCGCACAGGTGGAGGATTATCTGGTGCCATACCACTTATGATTTGTACGTCAGCTTCTCCTTCTGATACTATGTTAACCTTGCGCGTATTCTGTACTGAAGGAAGCTTCGTGTTCATCACTACGCTCATCTCCAGTCCTTCCAGTTCTTTCTCCGCCATTATCTTTTCGCTCCTTAACAGCTTCAATAACTTTGCTAGCTGGCATGGGTGCCATATTCCTACCGGCAATATTGATAATCTCATTGTTGCCATTCTTTTGTATCTGCACCGTGGCGCCATCAGGTAGATTAAGATGCAGGTCTAATACTCCTGCCTTTGGCCCTTCCTGTCCTGCACCATGATTTATAGCGCGCTGCTTAGCTTCTATATCGACAATAGTCTGAAGAGCCTTAGTAGATTCTAATAAACTATCAGATAAATCTATCTGTGCTTTAATCTTCTCTAACAGATCATGTTTTACTACCTCCACGTTAACACGGCTGTTATGTTCTCTTACCGCAACCTCGGCGGCTTTCTCTTTTAGGATATCCTGTAACTCTTCATCTTCACGGACTAGGTTATGGATATACTGAGAGCTTACGCCGAAAGCATGAGCTATCTGCGTCACTGGTATATCATAAGCTAATAGTTCTGCTAGTGCAGTCTTTTCAACCATTACAAATTATCCTAGAGATGTGCAGGGTCATTATACCAAAATCCATCGACGTATGCTAATGCGATTGCGGAATATCCGGATATATGTGCTATAGGCTAGTATTATATCCTGATATCGTATTATATATCTCAAATGTAATATTTTTTCCTGGCAGACTATTGAAGAGCCGCGCCTGACACGCACAAAAAAGGTTCCTACCCCCGCAGTCTAGCCTGGTTGACTAGCTGCGAGGATAGGAACCTGGTTAAGTATCAGACTCCGCCTATCTATTCTATTCTTTTAGATGCGGTATCCTATGTATCTTAGTCTGTAACCTAGTGCTTAGCCTATTAGGTTACTTGCTACTCTGGATGAAAGCCTCCGCCATTCTGATTGCCTGCTTATACTCTCGCCTTGCCTTATTCATCAGACTGAAAGCCTGAGACTTGTTTACCTGTCCCTGG